TTGCTTCGTGCAATGACCATTTCCCGATGTGTAGCGGAATCGGGATTAAATTTGACTCTGAGTCAATAAGTAGTCGCAATTCATGTCTACTAGTATTAGCGTCCCATTCTAAATGCACGAAAACCCCGTGCATCAGCGAGCCAAACCAATTTAAACTTGGTGTTTCTATATAAACGCACCATTCTGGGAGCCGATAAAGCACGTCACACGGCAAATCGCCATTTATTTTTGTGGCAATAATTGCGTCGTACAGTGCGGGATCAAATCGATATATGCCCTGTGTTGTGCGCCATGCCCCAAGAGCTGCTAATCGACCAACGTCCCCAATAATCTGCAAATCAAGAGCTTGACGCTCTGTTTCCGCGCATACTATTGCATACCAAGCTGCGAGTGGGGCGAAACACCAATCCGGCCAATTTGGCAATTCAATCCCACGATCCGCACGAAAATTATCAATTTTTTTCCATGCGCCCGGGTAAATTTTCCCAGCTGCTTCGGTGTGCAACGCTGGTCGCGGCTTGATATTATTTTTCATTTAGTGCTTTCCGAATTCCTTCAGAGACATTTCCATTTCCTAATTCTGCTGCTCGCGATAGGCTTATCACGTCTAAGTAAACGTTAACTCGCTTGCCCCCGTCTAAAATAATTGGTGCGCCAACGCTAGGCCAACTGATTTCGTCCATTTTGTCGCGCCAATAATCGGAATTACCTAGTGATCGATCAAAACGGTGAAATGCTAACTGGGCGTTGTTAAAAGTCAACACAGCTGCCAATTTTTGTCCGTCTAACTCAACGCGATTTACCAGCTCAGAGAAAGCCTCTAAAGCAGCCGCTGGATTTTTTGTGTTTGTTTTTTCGCTTACCTGCTGATCTGCGGTACGTAGATAAACTCGATACATAAATTCTCCTATGCACAATCCCCTTTCGGGGCTTGTTAATTTTAATATTTTTCGGATTTTTCAGCGCGGCGCATTGCGCGATATTCGCGCCGAACTAGATCAATCAAAGGGGCGGTATCATCCCACTGTAATGTTGACCCAGTTGCACTAAGTTTTTTACAAATCTGTTTTTCACCAGATCGTACATATCCGCCACTTGCTGGCGCCCAGATGTTCATCTCGACGATTTCGCCGAAATTATTTTCAAATTTGATATTTACTTCGTGGGAATTCACTTCTGTTATAACTGTTTTCATGATGATTTCCTTATCAGAATCCGGTAACCCGACCGGTCGGTGGTTATTTCCTAACCATGAATCTATTATATACACACTCAATTAGTTTGTAAAGGGATTTTTAATTATTTTGATTAATTTTTTAAATAAATACTTACCAGAAAAATAAAACTTGATATGCCTTTAAAAACAGTGTAAATTCAGCTTACTGCAATTCGATTACTTAACTTTTTGGGATTGCATAATTTGAGCGTAAGCGGGGCACCGGCGTTACCTTCAAGCCGCTATCTTTTGATTACTTCGTTCGCCCAAATTTTTGTCACTGTCAACGATATGGCAGGCCAAATATATTAGCCACACACCTTTTAGGTCTGTGGCTTTTGCATTTCAGGTCGTGAATTATTTCCCCTTCTCGCCGCATAGCCGGTGAGCGTTTTGAAATCAACTTAGACGTGAACGTGAAAGCCCTGCTGGGTACGTCGTAGATCCGGTTCGCGCCCGGTTAATGAATCAGTAGCGTTATATCTAATGGAATTGCATGTAGACCAGTCCTCAAGCCCAAGGACTCCGGACGCTGTAACCGGAATCAATTTGCCAGTTGTCTCCTCGCGCTAATCCCGCGTTTTCCCGTGATGTGCATTGAAGTGCGCCACGGGCATTTTTATTCATAGCATCAATGACAATAAGCCCATGAAGCCTATAAAATCAGAATCAAAACTAGTCAGGCCGTTGATGTCGCCGCTGGGACAAACTGTTTTCATGCGCTCGGCATTGTGGCAAAACGGTGATAAAACAATCGTGGCGATTGTTACTGGCATAGATGAAGCAAATAAGATTGAGCTGGATAAAGCTGATTTTATTGTTTCTGTTACCGCATTTCCACCTGGATTGCTATCAAGAACTCTGCAATTTATCCCATTATTCAGTAGTGAGCCAGAGGCTGGTGTGTTGCCAGCCGCTTGGCTGAAAAAATGATATGGTCGCGATTAACGTTCGATCTAATATCAAGGATATTAGTAAAAAGCTGACGGGGTTTGCACACAAGCAGGTTCCGTTTGCTACTGCTGCAGCATTAACCAGCTTGGCCAAGCTAGTAAAGCAAGGTGAGGTTGATGCGCTGAAAGTGACGATGAAGAATCCATCGCCATTTACGCTGAACTCTATCAAGGTAGCAGCTGCGCGCAAAAATAATCTCACCGCTGGCGTATATGTGATGAAAATCGCTGCCGAGTATCTGTCGCCGTACGAGATTGGTGGGCTGCATAAGCTCAATAGCAAGGCATTATTGAACCCGAAAGATATTCCGCTTAATCAGTATGGTCAGTTGTCCCGAGCGGTTTTGGCTAAGCTCAAGTTGCGGCCGGACATATTCATTGGCCCAGTCAAGACAAGCAAGGGCATGATTAATGGTGTCTGGCAGCGCCCGACAGACGTCAAGCGGGTGACATTGCTGAATGGAAAAGGCAAGCGCTTGCGTGGCCTGAACAAATCTGTTGCAGGCAAAGACGGTAAGCAGCGGGGTCACTTGAAGCTTCTGATTCGATTTGGGGACGCGCTACCAGTCAAGCAGCGATGGAACTACAGCGATCGCGCTAAGAAAATAATCAGTGCTAATTTCAATAAAGAGTTCAGTAGGGCTTTGGCTATCGCCATGGCAACAGCACGGTGATGGATTGTAGGGGTTGCGGTATCTTGTTAGTTGCTGTGCAACCATCCACCCATCTATTCCCAAAAGGTACTCCCTAGGGGTTGTAAATAACACGGGCATTGCGCGCCGCGTTGTAACCCCAGCTAAAGGATTTAAAAAAGTGTCCGCACCTCGCGTATCAAGTCGAAAATTTGCGGTGTTAGCGAACTGCGATGAAAAGCAGGTTCGACGGGCAATCGCCGCCGGGAAACTCAAGCCTGACGCGGATGGGCTACTTGATCCTGATCTAGTGGACGCCGGCTGGCGGCGTCCAATTCGCTCCAGTAAACCGGGTGCGGACACATTGAAAGTGTCCGCACCAAGTGTCCGCACAGTGTCCGCACCCAAGCATCTTTCTGAATTTACGTTGCCTGAATCATTTAGTGTGGTTGGTAGTCCATCAGAAACAGCTGAAAAAATCCTTAGGGAGCAGGGATCCAATAATAATTTAGTTGAAGCTATCCGGCTGAAGGAAAATTACAACGCATTACTCAAGCAGTTGGAGTATGAGCAAAAATCAGGGTCGCTGGTTGATTTTGAGATTGCTCAAGCAGTCTTTTTTGAGGAATTCCGGGCGCAGCGTGATGCCTGGCTAAATTGGCCAATACGGATTGCTCCGTTATTGGCGGCGGATCTTGGGTTGGAGGCGGACAAAGTCACAGAGGTTTTAACAGCGCATGTCCACAAACACATCAGTAGCCTTGGTGAGCCGGAAGCCAACTTTGGCGGAAGGGAAGGCTGAGCGATTACGCTTATCTGCACGTAAAGCATGGACTCCACCTCCACGTATCAGCGTTCCAGAATGGGCAGATCGGTACCGCAAGTTGGCACCGGAAGCGGGTAGCACTTCTGGCAACTGGTCAACATCGACAGTGGAGATTGCGCGTGGTCCTATGTTGGCCGTGACTGAGCCGGGAGTACATATCATCACAGCGATGGTATGCACCCAGGTACTGAAAACTGCGCTGCTGGAAAACATCTTTGGCTATTTTGCGCACCTTGATCCGTGCCCCATGTTGCTGTTGCAACCAAAGGAAGCGGCGGCGGAACAGTTTAGCAAGGAGCGGATCAGTCCTATGATTCGTGTCACGCCTGTGTTGCGGGAGTTAGTTGGTAGTAGTAAGACCCGCAATGCGGACGAAACGCTGTTGTTTAAATCATTCCCTGGTGGTTTTCTTGCGTTAGCTGGTGCTGGTAGCCCGGATAACTTGGCGCGTCGTCCGATTCGTGCCATTTTGGCCGATGAGGTGGATAAGTACCCGGTGACACGTGAAGGCGATCCGATTGGTCTGGCTGAAGAGCGTACTGCTAGCTTTGCGGTTAATTGGCTATCAGTGCGCGCTTGCTCCCCCACGATTGAAGGGGAAAGCCGAATTGAGAGTAGTTATGAAGAGTCGGATCAGCGCCGTGCCTCGGTGGAGTGTCCGCATTGTAGTCACAGGATGTTTCTGGATTTTTTTAAGCATGTTAATTGGGATAAGCGCACGGGGGATAGTGGTGTCGTTATTCAACATTTTCCGAAAACGGCGCGGATCTATTGTGAGTGTTGTGGTGCCGGATGGTCGGAAGGCGAACGGTTGCGTTCCTTGCAATCGGTACAGTGGCATCAAACCAAACCATTTGAGTGCTGCGATTCTCGCCATGTGCCGTTGGATGATTATGAGCGTACTTGGCGTGATAAGGATGGGCCGGAAGCAGTTGCTAGTGTGTGGCGTTGGTGGGAAAGCAATCGCCATGCTGTGCACCGTGCAATTTGTCCAGAATGTGGAAAATTTGGCGTGGATAATGAACACGCTGGATTTCAGGCTGGAAAAATGTATAGCCCATGGCAAAAGGATAAGCCTGCAGATATAGCTGCCAAATATTTGGCAGCTAAGGACGATGAAGATAAAAAGCAGGTTTGGTGGAATACACAGCAAGGGATGACGTACCGGCGGCATGCTGGTAAAAGCGTCAATGTGGACGTATTGGCCGCACGTGGTGAGCGTTGGGCAGCAGAAGTGCCAGAAGGTGTTGCCGTATTGACCGCAGGATTGGACACGCAACCAGATCGAATTGAATGTGAAGTGGTTGGATGGGGGCGTGATGAGGAAAGCTGGTCAGTTGCGTACGAGGTGTTTGAGGGCGATCCTGAAACGAATGAACTTTGGGAGCGTGTTGATGCGTACCTTAAAAAAGTATTTTTTCGGGCGGATGGTCATCCGTTTGAAATTATGGCAGCTTGTATCGATTCCGGCGGACATAACACCCAGCGCGTGTATGAATTTGCTAAGGCACGGCTAGGCAGGCGTATTTTTGCTACTAAAGGTGAATCCGCACGTAATGGCCAACGCTCTCCAGTATGGCCAGCAAAAAGGCCGACACGTAAAACGAAGTCTTCCTTTAGGCCGGTTATCTTGGGGGTGAATGCTGCTAAAGATACGATTTATGCCCGACTGCAGAAAGACACAGTGGGGCCTGGCTATATGCATTTTCCCGATGATCGAGACATCAACTACTATGCACAATTGACGTCTGAGAAGATTGTGATTAAAGAAGTCGGTGGGCATAAGTTCCGGGTCTGGGAATTGCCAGGCGGGAAGGCTAATGAAGCATTGGATTGCCGCGTTTATGCCTATTCTGCACTTTGTGGCCTATTGCACTTCGGTTTGAAATTAAATCGTCGTGCAACACTAGCCGAAGGTATTTCTGATGATCAGGAAGATACACCGGTGGTGAGTAGCATTGCGGGAATTATTCCATTTGTAGCCACTACCGAGGTGCCGCAAGCCACGTCAATCGCACCTGTAAAAATAAAAAAATCGTTAGCCAGTCGATTGGCTTAACTTCACTCGAGGATGCACATGTCTATTACTGACGGAATGAGTCAAGCGGATATGCAATCCAGATTGGCCGCATTACAAGCAGCTTATTTCGATCTGTCTGCTGGAGCTAAGATTGTGAGTGCCAGTTATGGCCAAGGTGACGGTACTAAATCAGTGACATATGCACAGACAGACATGATCTCAATGCAAAGAGCCATTCTAATGTTGCAAAAATCACTAGGTATCATTCGCCACTACCCGCGTGCAAGAAGGGTTTTATTCTGATGGCATCAATTATTGTAGACAGCTCCGGCAATCCTATGCGTAGAGTGCGTGCGGACTGGGGTGGCCCCGGTATTACCCAGTCGCCGACATCAAGCGTATTTCCATACCAAGCCGCCAATATCCAGACCAAGGAAATGGGGGATTGGTTACCGTGGATCCGTTCGCCAGATTCAGAAATCAATCAATTCCGCGACCGTATGGTGGCGCGATCGCGTGATCTTGCTCGGAATGATGGATGGGCCTCAGGTGGAATTACCCGTATTCTGGATAACACGGTTGGGGCGCATATGCGTCTATCCGCCAACCCGGATTATCGAGCATTGTCGATGAAGGAAAAAGGATTTGATGCGCAATGGGCAGATGAGTTTCGTCGGGCTGCTGAAGCGTTATGGCGTGGCTATTCTGAGGACTTAGGGCATCACAATGATGTTACCCGTCAACTGACCATTTCTCAACAATTACGCTTAGCGTTGCGTCATAAATTAGTCGATGGCGAGGATTTAGTCGTTTCCTATTGGTTGCCGGAACGAGTTGGGCGGGGTGGGGCGCAGTACTGTACGTCATTTTTGGTAGTTGATCCGGATCGACTCTCGAATCCGTATGGAATGGTTGATTCAAAATTCATCCGCGGCGGTGTCGAGATTGATGATTACGGCGTTCCTCTGGCGTATCACATCCGGAAAGCCCACCAGAACGATGCGTATAACGCCGTTGAAAGTATGGAATGGGAACGTGTTATTCGCGAGGATGCGGATGGATGGCGTCGGGTTATTCATGATTTTGAACGTGATCGTGCCGGGCAGAATCGCGGGATTGGTATTTTTACTCCCGTACTGGGTCATGCAAAAATGCTAGCTAAGTATTACGGCATTGAGCTCCAAGCAGCGACAGTAGGGGCGATGTTTGGTACGTATGTGACTAGCCCATACGATCCTGCCATGATCGAGGCCGCTATGGACACCGACTCGAATGACCTTGGTTTTTATCAGGGACTGCGGGCTGACTGGTCAAAAGAACGTCCAGCTATGATGGATGGCGTACGGATTCCAACACTAGCCCCCGGCGAATCAATTAATGCTGTTGGCGCAGCGCATCCCCATGATGGTTTTGGGGAGTTTGCCCATGAAATGCTACGTTCCATCGCGGCAGCGCTAGGGGTTTCTGCTGAACAAATTACCCAAGATTGGTCAAAAACCAATTATTCCAGTGCGCGTGCCGCATTACTGGAAAGTTGGAAAACATTGACCCGTCGAAATACCGAATTCAAAGTTGGCACCGCAACGCCAATGTACGCATGTTGGCTTCAGGAAGCAATGGAACGTGGTGATTTGCCACTGCCGAATGGCGCCCCAGATTATATCGATGCCGCTACCGCCTATTCGCGCTGTGATTGGTTGGGTGTGGCGCGTGGTTGGGTGGATCCTGTGAAAGAAAAGCAAGGCGCTATCCTTGGGTTAGATGGCGGGTTATCAACGCTGAAACGGGAATGTGCGGAACAAGGTTTGGATTGGGAAGAAGTGATTCATCAGCGCTCGATTGAAGTCAAGCACTTTAAAGAAATGGGTCTGCCGCCACCGCGTTGGTTTGGCGATGGTGCAGAGGATGCGTCCACCCCGCAAGAAAAACCGGAGACACAATGAAAAACTTACCTTTTTTAGCGCAGCGTTTGTTTAATACACCGCTGGCCATTACACCAGGGAAGGCAGAGATGGTAATGGCAGCACTGGCCGATCGGTTTGGGATTGCTAAGCTATTTCGTCCATCCGGGGAAGCAGTTGCATTAAGTGAATTCGTCATCGATGACAGCGAGGCTGCTGATAATCGGTATTACGATGTGTTTGCCGGGGTGGCGATCATTCCGATTATGGGCACGCTGGTGCAAAAGTCCGGTTACATGCGTCCGGCCTGTGGCATGACCGGTTATGACGGTATTCGGGCTAATTTAAGTTTAGCGTTAGAAGATTCTGGCGTGAAGGCCATCATGCTGGACATTGATAGCGGTGGCGGTGAAGTAGCTGGCTGCTTTGACCTAGTAGACGCTATCTACAAAGCACGCGGCAAGAAACCGATCTGGGCAATATTGTCCGAAAGTGCCTATTCAGCGGCTTATGCCATTGCCAGTGCCGCAGATAAGGTGGTAGTGCCGCGCACCGGTGGTACCGGTTCTGTAGGAGTCATTTGTGCGCATGTGGATTTTTCTCAATCGTTAGAAAAATCTGGCGTTAAGGTCACCATGATTCATTACGGTGATCGTAAGGCCGATGGCAGCGATACCGCACCATTATCGAAAGAAGCATTAAATCGGTTTCAGAATGACGTGAATGAAATGGGTGAGTTGTTTGTAGAGACTGTCGCACGCAATCGAAAAATGTCCGTCGCTAAAGTTCGCAACACACAGGCCATGACGTTTTTGGGCGCATCTGGCGTCGACATTGGTTTTGCTGATGCTGTTATGGCACCAGATGAAGCATTTCGCTCCCTACTCGCTGAGTTGGGCTAAGGCATTTATTAACGTATTTACTAAGTCAGTTAAATTCAAAGGTAAAAAATGAGTCAATTTTCTCTTTCCAAAATGGTGAGTGCGCTTTCGTTTGCCCATTTGGCAGGTTTGCCATTCAAGGCGACAAAGGCCGGCAGTGATGATCAGGATAAAAAAAATTCGGAGGACGATGCTCCTGATGATACGAAAAAGGAATCCCGTCGGGCACAGCGTGATGATGAGTCAGATGATGAATATGCTGACTTCAACGATGAGCAGGATGAGAAGGATAAAAAAAGCAAAGGCAAAGCTAAGTCAGAAGAAAACAACGATGACGAAACGGCTGAAGATGATGATAAAAAGAATGACGACGAGGATAAAAAGGATGACGACGAGGATGAAATGCGCGGGAAAAGTGCTGCTGCGTCTGCGCGTCGGCGTGAACGCTCGCGTTGTGCTGCTATCTTAGGATCAAAATATGCAGCAAACAATGTGGTATTAGCGGCGAATCTAGCGTTTAAAACGACAATGACACGGAATCAGGCGGTAGGAGTATTGCGTGATACACCTGCATCAGCAGTTGAATCAAAAAATAGTGACCGTACAGCGCGACGTAATCCGTCCTTGGGATCTGGTGGTGAGCAAGCAAAGGGATCTAAAGCGGCGGTGGAATCCAGTTGGGATCGTGCTTATAGTCGCGCAATTTCATCGCGTTAATTTAGTGTCTTAACGTTGTAAAAAATCATTGAAGGAAAAATTATGACTTATGTTTCTCGCGCTCCGCTGTATGAGGTATGGCATCCAGGTGGATTTTTGGTATCGCAACCATTTGGTCATCGTCATATTGATAAAGGGGTTATTTCTGGCGGGGTAAAAAATTTACCTGGTACGGTAATGGGTCAACAAACGACAAGCGCAGTGGCAGTCGCTGCCGCGTTAGGAACAAATACAGGTAATGGTACTGTGGGCAGTATTGCGCTGGTAACGACACCGACCCAAATTGGGACCTATAATCTAACCTTTATCACGCCGACGACATTTAATATGGTTGGACCAAATAGCGCATCGGCATTTGGTTCGACCGGCGTGGCATTTGCTGCTTTGGGCATTGGTTTGACAATGACAGTCGGAGCAACGCCATTTATTGCGGGTGATTCGTTTGTGATTACAGCAGCTCCATCGATCGGTAAACCTGCTGCTGTTATTGTAGCAACAGCTGGTAATACTGGGAATGGTACATCTAGTGCAGTAACGACAACTGGTTATGCGCCGATTGTTGGTGTGTATACGGTTGAATTTGATGATGCTACCCATTTTATTGTATCGAGTCCTGCCGGAGTAGAAATTGGGCATGGTGTGGCTGGAACCGCATTTTCAGGTGGCGGGTTGAATTTCACTATTGCCGCAGGCGGTACCGCATTCTTACCGGGCGATAGCTTCAGTTTGATTGTGTCACCCGGTGTCGGTAAATGGGTGGCATGTACATCCACTGCAGTCGATGGCTCTCAAAATGCGGCGGGTATTTGCTTTGGTGTGTCAGATGCATCATTAAATGATGTCATTGGAGCGATTGTGACGCGATCATGCGAAGTGAATTCCTCTGAATTGATTTGGGACCCCTCCATGAATACGCAAAATCAGTCTGCTGCACTTGCTCAGTTGATTACCTTGGGTATCATCCCGCGTTAATCCATCTACTAACGATTAATTGAATAAAAATTTAAGACCCGCTTCGGCGGGTTTTTGCATTTTACAGGAGCTATTTTAATGGCATCACTTGACATTTTTAATCAGGACCCGTTTTCGACGGTGACCTTAACTGCGGCTGTGGATAAATATCCGTACCAGCCTACTGGTCTGGGATCGCTGAATATTTTTGAAGACAATCCGATACGCACAACAGCGATGGTAGTGGAACAACGCCAAGGTAAATTGACGCTGATTCCATTTTCTGATCGCGGCGAAGCGGGTACTCAACGGACGACAGAAAAACGTCAAGCACGATACTTTGACGTCCCCCGCTTACGGCACGAAGATACCATTTACGCGAATGAGTTACAAAATATTCGTGCATTCGGTACCGAAACAGAAGTTATGCAGGTACAGGAAGAAGTTGCGCGTCGACTCAGCGGTCCTACAGGGTTGACTAGTAATATCGAATACACCTGGGAATATCAACGATTGGCTGCGGTGCAGGGTCTGTGTACTGATACCGATGGTACTGTGAAATTTAACTGGTATCAGGAATTTGGTATTACTCAAGCCGCAGAAATTGGTTTTAACTTGGCCGCTGGGGTTCCTAACTCAATTCGCCCGATGTGTAATTCCATTTCTCGGACGATGGCGCGTAAAGCACAAGGGGCATGGTCACCATCAACCCGTGTTTTTGCGCTGTGCGGCGATAGCTTTTATGATTTATTTGTAAATCATCCTGATGTTATTCGTACGTTTGTTAACTGGAGTGATGCTGAGCAAATTCGTTCTGGCTCACAAGGTGCTGCATTTGGTTCGTTTGAATTTGGTGGGATCACCTGGCTGAACTACCGCGGCTCAGATGATGCATCGACGATTGCGATTCCGACTGACAAAGTGAAATTCTTTCCTGTTGGCGCACCAGGTGTCTTTCGCCGTGCATTAGCACCAGGTGAATCATTTGAATGGGTAAATACACCTGGTAAGCCAGTGTATGTAGTACCTATCCGTGATTTACAGCGAAATGAGTGGTGGAAAATGGAAGTCAGTTCCTACCCATTACACATTTGTACCCGTCCAGAAATGCTGTTGTCTGGTCGTGCTGAAGCGTAATGGCGATTAATTGGGATGCCCTCGTTATCGGACCATTAGAGGGCATCTTTGGTGAGCCAATAACGTACACGCCAGTTGGTGGAGTGTTGTTTGCGACATCAGGGGTATTTGATGATGCATTTCACAAAGATGCGTTCTTTGATGATGGATCAGTTGGTGTGCAAACGACATCGCCGACATTAGGCGTAAGGTTATCTAGCTTTACGTCGCCTCCATTGCAGAATGATCGCGTATTTGTTGTGAGCGTCAATACGACATACGTTGTTCGTGAAGTCCATCCAGATGGGCATGGATGGGTAAAGCTAGTTCTAAATAAAGTGAGTTCGCCATGACGGTTTCTGCTGATTTGTTTGCACTGGCGGTGACGGCGCTCACTGGGTCGACCAATGCAGGCACACAGGT